AATAAATCTATCTGGGTCATTGGCTAATTCCTTCACATCTTCAGCAATCGCCACATGCGGCCAATGCTTTGCTAAAATTTTGCGGCACCAAGGGTCGATTTCACAAAACAGAACAGGCTCAGATAAACCGCTCCATGAAAACCCGAGACTGAAGCCGCCGATTCCTGAGCAAAGATCAATGTGAGCCATCATTACAAATAGCCTTTGCCATCGCACTTCGGACAATGCTCGGACTGAACGCAGCCCTCGCCGTCTGGTGCATACACCCAGCCATTTTTACAGCCCCGGTGGTGGCACTGGTTTACGCGCAGCTTGATGATTGGTTGCAGTATCTCTTCGACCTGGTCCAATGACCGGGCTAAGCCCCAGTGGCATCCAGCCAGCAATAGCCGGTTCCGCATCTCTTCTTGGTTAGGCGTCAGCTTGCCGCCCTTCAAACGCTTGAGCTCTATAAACACCGACGTGCTGATGCCAACCCTGCTTTCATCACCCGGCACAAAGATCTCTAGGTCCGGCCAGCCAAACTTGGTTCCCATGAGCTTGAGCTTGCGTTTAAAAGCAACGTGCCTTGTGCCTTCGTTGGGGCTATGGTGATAAATGCAGCCCGGTGGCAGCGCTACGTCCAGCCAGTTGACCACCTGTTTTTGCAGCTCATCCTCAGTCACGTCGGAGATAAAAGTCATTCGGCATGACCTCTCCGTTGCTCAGTAAAATGATGCGATCCATAAATAGCGGGTTGGGTATCAGCCGGTCTTTATGATCCATTGGCAAGCACCAGCGACGTGCTACAGTGGCATGGCTGGCATCTACTTGACGGGCCAGCTCGCTGTATGACCAGCCCCTTTTTCTGCGAAATGTGTCTAATATCATGCGTAATCGTCTACATGACTTGACGCGATCCGTAAAGTATCTTATCTAAATAATCTGTCTTTAACGGAAACGGACAAGGTGATACTATGACACGCATGGCAAACAACTTAAACAAACAGATCGCAGCCAGTGGGCTTACTAAAAAAGAGGTCGGCGCCCTTGTTGGTCACACCCCGGAAACTGTGTCACGTCACATATCGGGTAACATCAAGCTCACTTTGAATCACGCTGAAGATTATGCGCGCGTTTTAAATTGTAGCCCCTATGACATTATGTTTGAGGCATTGCCAATGCCGATAATTGGTATGTGTACGATTGATGCTGATGGCGTTGTGGGTCGTAGATACTCTGAAAAATATTTTGGTAAAGTCTACAGCCATACTTACCGGCCAAATGAAACCGGCATTGTGTATTGGTCTGTGGCCAAGGAATACACGGGGCCGTGGAACTATTGGGGTAAAGCACTAGAATCAGTGCTGCTTGATCCAATAACAAATAAATATGTTCACGATGAAGCTGTGGGGCACACTTGTTTTGCCTACCTTGAAGAGCCTTATGAATCTTGTCAGGGCTTTGAGACGCATCTTGTGTCTGGTGTCTTGTATCCAGAGCCTGGCGGCGTCTACACAATGCACAATGGCGATTTGGACCGCACATTAAGAGGCCAGAAGCTTGTCTGGGCAACCCCCGTCCTTTCAATGATCTTACGACCTGATTTGCGTAATTTGGAAATAATACTCGATAAGTGACTTGACGTAATACGTCGGTTGCTGATACGCCTTATCCTTACACAGTTGAGGATAGGGTGTAATGATAAAAGACGTACCGGCGTGGGCAAAGCGCCACAATGTAATCACACATAGCAATCAAAGATCCAAAGACAGGGCTAAAAATCTGTTTGAAAAGACGCACGTCCGGCCTTTGATTGATAAAGCCTACGACACGCTGCGCGACAAGACCGCGTCAGACAAAGACAAGCTTTTAGCCAAAGACACACTGCACAGATTAAAAGACGGGCGCGGTAGCGCCAACATGATGAGCGGTGTAGCCGTCCAAACTGTATGCGATTTGCGTTTGGTTATGGATAGCGAGGGGAACACCCTGGACATGGCTGAGGCAACTCATGCCGGCATCGAACAGCTGCAATCATACAAACCCGTCGATGATCTGGATGAGGCAAAGAAAGAAAAATATCTTGAAGAGCTGCCGCTAGTTGCCGAACACGCGGTGCTTGGTTTGCAAGAAGCTATGGCAAGCGACAACCGCATCCTGGGCGAGATAGAGCTTCTTGATACTTTTCCCGGTCTTGCCCTGCCCTATCACACAAAACCAGATTATAACCGGCGCGGTGATCTTAAAACAAAATGGTCACGGCCAAGTGCCAGGTCAAAGTCTGGCTGGCAAACCGGCAGTTTGCCCAGCTCGCTCAGCGGTATGTTTGACATGAACAATGTCTTTCAATGTGCCGGCTTCTGGCAGCTAAACGGTCACCAGCCACCTTTCCTTATGTACGCTAACGCAACAGATTATCGGATCTTTACCCCGGACAATGCGCCTGAGCTGCGTAATGATTTTCTGGCTGACATTATCCGAGACACAACGCAATACCACAAAACCACTGAGAATATGCTTCGCATGGCAAGCAATAAAGAAGAGCTGCTGGGCTTAGTATCGCCGGACTGGTCTGCAATTTACTGGTCTGAACCCGAAACCTACTTGGCAGAAGCCAGAAAGATATGGGGTATCACATGACAATGCTTGATTGGATTCGCGAAATATTCGCCACCGTTTTGTTCATTGCGCTGATGGCAATGATTTACGTCATGCTTGTAATTCTGTTTCCTGATCCGCTCTTTTGGAGCCCGGCATGATGGGACAACCAGAGCTTGATTTTAGCCGGCCACCGCTGGTTCACAAAAACGCCAAAGATACTGAGCGGATGGCCGCTGAGTTTATCGCACCAAAAGTAACGGGACTACGGCTTAAAACCTTGCAAAGCCTAGCCGCAGCCCCGTCTGGCCTAACTGGTAGTCAGGTTGCTGACAAAATGGGCGCTTGGATCTACAGCGTCAAGCCTCGGCTCACTGAGCTGCAAAACATGGGGCTTGCTGAAGATAGCGGCGCGCGAGCCAAGAATGAACGAAACCGGCAAGAGGTTGTCTGGCAAATCACGCCAGCTGGGACCGAGTTTTTAAGGGGAAATGATGGAAACTAAAGATATAAACGCTGCCATAGCATCGGCTATGGATAAGATTAAGATGCTTGAAAAAGGTGAAAAAAACGCCCACCAAAACTATAACTTTGCAAGCATCGATGATTTCTTGGAAATGTGCCGGCCAATCTGCGCTGGAGAGGGTTTGCACATAAACCCAAACTGTGTGTCGATGGATACATTCCCGGTTAATAACAAAACATGGGCGACATTCACATTTAATATAACAATGTGCCATTCGTCCGGCCAGAAAACTGAGCCAGCTGGAAGCATAGTCAGCTTGCCGTTAACTGGCGCGCAAACATCCGGGGCGGCACAATCTTACGCAGTCAAACAATATCTGCGCGGTTTGTTGCTTATTGCTACCGGCGACAACGACGATGCTGATTTCTTGCCACAAGTAGAAGGTGGGATCGAAACCAAGGCAACCCCTGCCCCAGCAGCTGCGCCTGAGCCACCTGTTGAAACAAAGGCGCCGCCACCCCCAGCAAATGCTGACGTTGATTGGGACAAGTGGGTCAACGAACAAATGAACCATCTCAAAGACGCTAACAAGATCAAGCTTTTGATGTGGTCAAAGAAAACGCAGAAGCAGCGTGATGATCTTAAAGAAGCTGACCGCCAGTTAAGCGCAACGCTTGGTGATTTTTATCAACAAAAATATGACGAACAAAACAACGGAGAAAGATAATGCCTGGATTCGGTAGATCAAAATTCAAATTGCGTAATGACATTCCAATGGTTGATGACGACGGTAACCCGCATGAATATCGCGCCGTTGCTTTCATTCAGTACAGAACCGAATGGGATGAGGCAGCTGGCAAGTTTACGCCAATGACAGATGACCAAAAGGAAATGTGTAACGAGCTGCAAAACATGATGTTTGAGGCCGGTGTGGAGCTTGGCATAAGCCTGACAAAGCGCATACCTAACGAAAACGATGTTCGTACATTCCCTAAAGTAGCGACCTTTTCGCTAGTCGCTAACGATCCGGCTGGTTACCAGGGTGGCAACAATGGTTGATAAAAATCTCCTGACGCTGCCAGAAGCAGCTGTGTATCTGTTTAATGACGATAGCCATGCCGCATACAAGCGCGCTAGGCGCCTCATAGAAAACGCTGAGGTTCCGACTATACGCTCCGGCAAAGCAATCTATGTAAGCCGCGCCACGCTCGACGATCAGTTTAAGATCAGAGCGGTTACGGACAATGCGTAGTGTTGTTGATATGAGTGTTGAGGAGTTTAAGTTGGAGCTGCGGCGCTTATGGGAAGATACAATATATGTGGAGCCCCTGGTTAAAAATCGCCAAAATGCAAAACGCACTCGCACTTATATTAACGCAAAGCCTGGAAAGAAACCGCCGCGCTACACTCTGGTCAACGCGGCGGCTGTAAATGCGGTCAAGGTTAGGATTTAAAACGCCTCTGCTATTGCATTTGAAATTTCATCATCACGGGCATCGTCATCAAGCCAATGACCATATTTTGATTGCGTTGTTGTAATGTCTGCGTGTCCCATCAGGTTTTGAATTTGCCACCAATTATTGCCGAGCCTATCAAGAAGCACTGACGCATAATAGTGACGGAGATCGTGCCACCTAATGTGTGCAACGCCAGCTGCATCACACGCCTTGTGGATAGCAATGATAAAACCGTTTGCACTGGCTATAGGGTTTCTTTGGCCAGGGAACACCGGCTTATCACCTGATGGCCGTCCTGAGGCAATGTAGCGCTCTTGTAGCATCTTTTTAAGACCTGGGTTCAACGGCACAGTCCGTTTACCTTTTTTGGTTTTTGTCTTACCAACACCAGCCCGGTGTTTAATAGCGCGTTGAACATGAACGCAACCATTCACACCACGATTTAATTCAACGGCTGACCACAACAAAGCTCGCTGTTCACCCTGGCGCAGCCCAGTTTGTGAAGCAAACAAGGCTCGTTCAGCCCAATCCTTGGTGGGCATATTTCCAATAATGGTATCGATTAAATCAGCAGACAATCTTTGTATTTCTTCTTCGTCATCATCAGTAACCGCTTTGCCTAACGGTTTAACGCCTGTTGCTGGGTTGGTATTACGACAGCCAGATAGAATGGAAAAGTGAAAACAATCGCGCACGTTGCCAAGAAGGTTTGCAATAGTTTTCTTTGATCGATTGATTCGTAGCTCTTCGACAACCTGGATAATAAAATGACCGTGCGTAATGTCTCGCACTTTCCAATTTGCTATAAGTTTGTTGTCGATCTTACAGCCGGCAAGGCACAAGGCGTGTCGTTCCTTTTCATCTTTGTTCGACTTGCTAATGTCGCCAGCCTCATAACTCTGCTGCAACCGCCTAGCGTAATGGCCTACAATTTTGCCGTCCTTATCACGCCGGATCAAATCAGAAAACAACCAATCCCATGAGTTGCTACTACTGGGTGTCATCTCAGCGTTCAGTTGCTCAATATATTTTTTTGCTTCCGCATTTGTTTTGAAAAACTTGCGCTCGCCATTAGCAACAGCTGACCTGGTGTCTACGCAAAAAGATGCCAATCCTTTTTTAGCCTTTGCCTTGTATTGCTTAACTGCAATGTCCATAACTATCTCCTTTTCTTGACCTTACACTACGAATATAGTGACGTATTCCGTCAAGTTCAAGGGACAATCCCGTCACTTTTACGATTTTTTTTGCGTATCTTTGGCACTCGTTTGGCACTGAGACACAAAAAAAGCCATCAAAAGCTAATGCTTTCAACGACTTGGGTGGCGGGAGTGACGGGACTC